GCAGGGAATTGAATTGTAAATGTTCCTGCAGTCGCAGTTTTGTCTCCACCGAAATCTAATACAGCAACAGCGTCAGTAGTGTTAGAACCACCGTCAGTTGTTGTGTTGTAGATTAAAGCTCCTCTTGCAGTAAGAGTTACGTTTTGAAAAGATAAATCAGCAAAGTCTGTAATAGCTACAGATGATGAAACTTTAACACCTTGGTTTACAAGAGTTCCACCACCAGCTGTATAATTTGGTGATGTCACTTCATTAGGTGTTGTGTAGTTAGTTGTTGATTTACCTAAAGTTGCAGAACTTGTAAACATCGCTAACTTGTATGTGTCAGAAGATGTATCAAAGTCATGCTTTCCTTGTAGTAATTCTTTTTTAAAAGAATCACAGATTGCATTTGTTGTTATTGCCATAATGGCCTCCTTATTAATTTGTGTTTGGAGTAGGACTTGGAACCTTTATTCTAGGAACTCCATCATCATACTCAGCTCGTCTTCTTCTACCCATTTGTTGTAGGGCAAAATTCTGTACTTCTTCATTGTACTTGTTTTCGTATAGCTTGTACATATCCATAGGGCCTTTTAGAAATCTAAAACATTCTGTCAATACACCATGTAACAACATAGATTCTTGATATTTAGCTAAATATGTTTGATTAGTAGAAGTAAATTCAGGTGGGTCTTTTATATAATTAATCTGAATTGTATCTGCTGCGGCTGGGGTTGGTGCTACTATAATATTAAATTCATCCCAATTAGCAAAGTATTTTGGTGTTCCCTGAACACCAGCACCATTAAATTCCGAAATAAAACTTGTATCTCTTTTTTCTAAAAAACTTCTAACACCACTTGAATCTATACGTTCAATAGATCTTAAAACTAAAACATCTGATGGCATAGATACAGCCCTGTTTCCTGCTGTAAAATTTGAATTTGCATACTTTCGTAGATCGTCATAATCAACTTTACCTGCAATATCTAATTCAACATTTCTTATAAATTCTTGTATTTGGGAATCTGATAATACAGTGCTACTCACTTCTGTATAGTTTCTTATTTGTGTTAAAAAGTCTGAATGTGATATTGCCATTATGAAATACTTACCTCCACTTGTCCTGTTAATAATAACATTTCTCTTCTTCTATTTTGTAAAGAAGGATCTGCAGGTTTCATAGCTGAGGTTCCTTGATTTATAAAAGCAAAGTCTCCAGGCAAAGATAAATTTGCTACGCCAACAGATGCACCACCTGAATCTGATATAGTTACATCATTTGAAAATTTTACTGCAGGTTGTTGAAACTTCATGTTTCTTGAATTTTGTAAAGCTATTGCATCAGCTGTATTATATTTTCTTCGAATTTGTGGATGTTTAGGTTCAAATTCTGATATGTGTACCAAAGAGCCGTTCCATTCTTTAACCATTTCTATATAAGGAAAAGCCATGCCTGATCTATCTGATATTGATTTTGATCTTTTACCTGTTGCATATTTTGCCATACTATATTCCTTGAGGGTAGAAAGATTGAGGAGTAATAAAAGTTGAAGCTCTTTGACCATCTTCGTCCAAAGCTCTTTTTAATTGATCCTCATAAATTAATTTATTTTGTTGAACTAATTGTGGTGCATTTTTCATAGCTAAATAATATGCTAAACCTGCAACCATACATGGTAAAAATCTAAAAACTACATCCGCTTCATTTGTATAAGCACCTGCGTCTTCAATTCTTTTAATTACATAATATTTTAAAGTTGTATAAGTATTTAAATCTGGTGCTTGATAAAGGTATATTTTAGGTGTTGTTTCTCTTTCAACATAATATTGAGATGGTTGTCCAGTAGCTAATTTATTAGGAAGTGCAGCATACGCAGATCTATCTATTTTAGTTAAAGATACGTCTTGTGTGTTAGCACCATCAGAAGCTGCTGCTGTTGAAGATATATAAGCCTCTAATACATCACTAACAGGTGCACTAACACTATATTCTGCTTGACCAGAAACTAACGCATTTTCATGGAGAGCAACCTTCCACAGATGTATACCTCTATTAGCCCATTCAGCAAATAACAAGTTTAAGCTTATTCTTGCAGATTTAAGACTATGACCACTAGTTGTAGTCATACCACATCTTTCGTAAGCCTCTTGAATTATTTCTTCTATAGATAAATCAAAACTAGTAGTCCCTGAAGTCGCCATTATTATCCTTTTTACGGTTGTACAATTTCTTGGATTGTATCACTTTTTGATTAAACTTTGAAGACCTTAGACTTTTTGCTATATAATTTGGCGATGACACGTTTTTTCTTCTTTTTTTCATCTCTCGCGCCTCTTAGTTTACCTTCAACTTGTTTTCTTATTTGTGATCTTCCTATTGGCATTATATTAGATCCTTAGCCTTTCCTATTATGGGTTTATATTTAGTTTTACCTTCAAATTTATACGCGTGCAAGAATTGTTTTCTACCACCTTCAGGTATATAGCTACAATGTATCCATCCACTGTTTGGTTCACTTGGATCATAGAATTCAAGTATTAACTGGTCATAGTTTAGGTTCTTGTTAATCCAATCAGCTAGCTCAGCGTTGTCTGTGCCCATTACTTCGAAGTCTGCCGCCTCAGCCTTAGCATGTTGTGAATTTACAGAGCTACCTATTTTTATACACAATTGTTCGCTACGGAAACCACTCGTCACTTTAACCCTGCCAAAATGATCACGTACTGGCTGTAAAATATTTTCACACAATGCTTTTAATTTTTCTATCTGACCTGCATTAGGGTTGTTATTAATATCTAACCTAACAGCTGTATCAGATTTAATTAGTTCTTGAAGGGTAAAATTACGTGATAAATTCATATTAATATTTTATTTTAAATTGGTTACCATCCTTTTCGTTGAACACATAATTGTTTATTAAATTATTTCTTATATTTTCTTCTTCTTCAATTACTGTAGAAGGTAAATCTTGTAAGAAACAATTTGTGCTATATCTTTCACCTTTTGTTATAGGTTCTACTTCATGCACCCAAAAATAATTTGCAGGAAATATTAAAGCATCTCCTTTTTTTAATTTTATTTTTTTCTTTCCTCTAAAAAAAACAAAATCTCCTCCCTCATAATTTTCATTAAGATTAAATGTGCAAGATCCATAAACATGAGGGGCATGGTCAACATGGGGGTGTATTTTAGCTCCTGTTTTATATTTCATTAATCGAAGTTTATGTGAATATAACATGCTTCTTCTTTTCCATTTATGAAACATTTTAAATTCATCCGTATAATCTTGCCACATATTTATCATCTTTTCAATAGATGATGAAACCAAATTACTTTCTTTAGTTCCATATAAAATATCTATAACATCAAAAGTAGAGTAAGTATCAATACCAGACTCAGCGTGAGGACAATGTTCTCTATTTTTTCTTTCTTTATTATCTTCATAATATTTAATTAAAAAATCACATTGTTCTTCTGATAAAAATTTAGGTTTATGTAAAATTAAATTTGTAATATCGAAATAATTATTCATTATTTAAGTATAAGTTTTTTTATTGATTTAGATCCATCTATGTTTAACTCTAACTCAGCCATTGACTTTATGCACTGGTATTTAACTTTGCCATCTAGTTTTAACTGACGTTTTGCTATACGAGACCCTTTGAGACATTCAGACATTGAAGTTTGGATACGTGCCTCCTTGATCTCCCCATTGATTATCATAAGTAAAGCTATAACCATCTCTGTCATTGATGACTCCCATTTGCTCTAACTTTGTCTTTAAGAACTTCAATATCAGACAATGCTTGATCTAGTTGCTCTCTTAAAAACTCGATATTAACTTTATTGGTCATGTTCATCTCTTGAGTTTCTTCCATTTTTTCTACAGACTTATAAAGATCCTCGATTAAAAAATGTTGCTCCTGATCAATGGGTACTTGTTCACTTCGTTTTAACAAATCATTTTCAAACAACTCACGTGATGTCTCTAACGATACCAACCTCGCAGTCAGCTCCGTATAAGCGAACACGCCCATTGCTACGAGCACGATCAAGCTAGCTACCGTTTTCATCGGCATCTGCACTCGTGCCTCTTCTCCGATGTTTAGTGGTTTATTGCTCATCTTTTTCTTTTTCTTTTTAACAGTTTAACTCTAGTATGCCAACACCATTCTACCATTTTAACCACACCAGTTTCTACGAATGATATTGAGTC